TTTATGACCGAATACATGAACCGCTTGGCACAGGGTAGTGGTGCTGTTCAGAATCCTGCCAGTGGTGGTGCTGCGGGTACTTCTCAAGGCAACCAACAAGCCAATGCTTTTAGTTCCGGGCTTGGTGGTGTAGCTACAGGGTTGGGTGGATTGTTTGGTGCAAACACTGCCAGTGCTGGATCAGGTGGGGGATACGTGTCCCCAGGTGGTTATGTGAGCTCATCTGAGAACCCCTACGGTGGTGCCACATCACAACCTAGTTCCGCTTATGCAACTTGGTCGCCGGGACAATAAGGAACAATATGGCTGATCTGAATCCAATGTTGGCAATGGCGCAGGGTAGTAATGCTGCTTTGCAACTCCAAAAGAATATGGGGGAAGCCCCTTACGCTACCGAAAAGGCTTCTACTGAAGCACAATCTGATATTTCTGTAGCCAAGTTACAGAAGCTGACCGCTGATACCAAAATGGCATCACTGCTTGCTGAACCTGAATACGAGAAACAGGTTGTGCAAACAATGCAGGGTATCTATGGCGACCCTTCTAACAAGGGAAAGTCACCTTCAGAGTTGACAACAATGGCTGCTCAGAAGCTGATGTCCACTGCTGGCAACTTTAAGTCTTTCCAGTTGGGTGAAAGCCTGATGGAGAAGGCGACAACAATGCAGCAGAAGGAAGCCATCACCCAAAAGGCAAAACTGGAAGAAACATCTGCCAAGATTGACAGTGCCAAAGTTGAGTTTGCAGATGCTCCTGACGCAAACACCGCTCTATCCCTTCTTTACAAATACGCTCAGACAGACCCAGCCGTTGCCCTTCGGGTTGCACCTGTTGCAAAGATGCTTCAAGAGGGTGGTGATCTCAACAAGGCTAAAGAGATTATGGATGGCACATTCGGTACTTGGAAAGAAAAAGCCGATTTTGCACAGTTGAAACTCAAAGCTGTTGACGAAAAACGCAAAGAACAAAAAGACCAAGACGACAAGGACGCAAGGGCTAAGAGTGAGGCACGACTTCAACAAGGTATGGAAGACCGGGAAAAAGAAGCCGCCAAGCGTGATGCCGCAACTGCTCGACGCGAAGACTTAGCAGAGCGTAGGTTCGCACTGATGGAAAAGAAAGCAGAGACTGTTACTGCCCCCAAAGGTGATGCTAAAGTTGGAGAACGTACTTACAACATTACGGAAAACTTTGGTCAGGCTACCAAGGACATTGTGAACATCGCCACTCAACCAAAAGACTCAATGCTTGGCACATTTGCTGGACTTACAGGTACGTCTGGAACTGGATTAGTGGATGCACTGTCTCGATCATTTGCACGTAGGTTAACCAAATCAGATGAGAGAAGTTTTGAACAACTTGTAGCAGGCTTAGAATCTTCTGTCGCAAGTGTGTTGGGTGGTGGTAGCGCAACAGCGGCATCAGTTGGTCGAATGAAACAGTACGAAAAACAAATGCCTCGTGAAAACGATAGCCCCGAAGCTGCTGCGGTATTCCTCGCTCGTATCAAGCAAGAATTGCACACTGCTGCTGAAAACTTTCCAACACGACCCGGTGTGTCAAAAGAACAAATTGCACAAGTTAACAAGTATGTTGCTGATCTGGATAAGGCTGTACCTTGGAGCGTTGAAGACATCAACAAAGCAAAAACTGTAAAAACCGGAACCGTGGGTGAGCAGTTCAAGAAGAAGTACCAACCTGCGGGTGAAGGTAAAAGTCAATTCAAGGGTACTGGCACTGCTGCTGACCCAATTCAACTCGGCTAGGAACTAACATGCCTGTTTACGAATACCAAGGCAAACATTACGAGTTGTCCGAAACTGATCCTGTCAAGGCTAAGGAGAGGATCATCAAGGCTACTGGTGGTGAATCGAAAGCAGTGCCCCCAGAACCAAAGGTTGACACTGGTGCGTTGTCGCAGGTCAAAGCTGCAGGTAAGTCTGCCCTTGAAGAAACAGGTTCCGCTGCTGGTGGCGTAGGTGGTGCCGTTGTCGGTGCTGAAACAGGTGCTGCATTAGGGTCTATGTTAGGTCCGGTAGGAACTGTTGTTGGTGGCATTAGTGGTGGCATTGTTGGTGGCATTGGTGGTTCCAAAGCAGGAGAGGCTATTCAATCCGGTCTCGGAAGTCTCGTACCTGAAGGAATCAAGCAATCTTTGGGGTTCGGTGAAGAGCAACGTGCGAAAGAGCGTGAGGCTATGCCAACCGCTACCAAAATTGGTGAGTTTGCGCCTGCGGTTGCATCGTTAGCAGTCCCAACAAAAGCATTTGCTGAAGGTGTCAACAAATTCGCTGCAAGTCGTATCTGGTCTGAAGCCAGCCCTGTTCAAAAGACTGCGCTGAAAACTGCTGAAGATTGGGGTCTGAAGGTCAAACCCTCGCAAGTCCAAGAAGGTGCAGAGCAACGCATCCTTGGTGATGCTACAAACCAAAAGGTTGTCAACTCAAAAGCTGCTGAAGCCACAGGTGTCAAAGGTAAAGTTGATCGTGTTGACGAGAGTTTCCTGAAGGGTCGTTTCGACGCACTTGGAAAAGACTACACCAAAATCTACAATGACCCGGCACTGGGCAAGACGATCACGATGGGTAATGAGGCACATGCTGCTATCCAGAATATCTTGGGTGGGGGTGTACCACTCCCTTCAGCCGCAAGAGCAAGACTCATTGCCATTGAGAAGGATATGACTGCAAACGCTGGAAGTCAGACCCACGCTATCCAAGGTGAAGACTTCCGATTCACAATATCAGAATTGAAAAAAGCAGCACGTACCACGCAAGACGGAAACCTTCGGTACATGATCAACGACACAGTGAACGAATTGAACACCAGTCTGGCTGCTCACAATCCACAAGTAGCCAAAGCTCTTGCTGAAGTGAACCCGAAGTACCGTGCAACCGTCACACTAGACAACGCCTTTCAAAAGGGTGTTGTTGATGTCAACGGTAACTTGGATGCTTTTGAGTTGGGTAAGATGCTCAAAAGTAGCGGTAAAGAATCCACAAACCCGCTGTACCAATTGGGTCAAGTTGGTGAATCGCTCGGCATCGGGTCTGTTGCAAAGGGCGCTAGAGTGAAGTCAGGAACAGGTGATCAACTCCCCAACATGGGAGGAGTCACTCAGAAAGTGGCAGGTAAAGTGGGTAGTGCTTTGACAGACACTTCAGCGGGTAGAATGGTGCAGCAAAAGGCCAGAGGTGAATCTAAGAGTTTGCTCCAAGGTTATATGGCTGACACTGTGAGCAGATCAAGTCCGGTGATTCAGAAACTGTATAGTATGTTTGCGGGAGATTGATCTGTGAAAATTCTCATTATTGATTGCAGCAGCGTATCTCTGGACTTCGCACTTCGGTGCTTGTCCTATGACCACGATGTGAAAGTGTTCATACGCAACAACAAGGATGGATCACGTTCTATGGTGGGCGATGGTGGTCTGATCCACCGTGTTCCCGATTGGGAACCTCACATGAAATGGGCAGACTTGGTGTTCTGTACCGACAACACCTTCTACATTCACCAGTTGGAACGCTATCGGCAACAAGGCTACCCTATCATTGGTCCCAGTGTTGAGACAAATCGCTGGGAACAGGATCGTTTGCACGGTACAGCAATCTTCGAGAAGGCTGGTATCCCCGTTATCCCATCCACCGAGTTCTCCAGCTACGATGAGGCTATCTCATTCGTCATCAAGAACAACAAGCGGTATGTGTCCAAGCCTCTAGGTGACGGTGACAAGGCTCTTAGCTATGTCGCCAAGTCCCCTGCTGATATGGTGTTCATGCTCCAGAAGTGGAAAAAGAGCAACGCATATAAAGGCGCTTTCATTCTTCAAGAGTTCCACGGCGGCATCGAGATTGCTGTGGGTGGATGGTTTGGTAAAGCAGGATTCTCCAAACACTTCTGTATCAATCACGAATTCAAGAAACTTCTCGCTGGTGACTTAGGTGTGAGCACTGGTGAGGAAGGCACTTGTATGTACTACGAGCAAGATTCAAAACTTGCTGATCAGGTTCTTAAACCACTAGAGGGGATGCTGCATGGGCTTGGCTACACTGGGTATATTGATGTCAATTGTATTATTGATGATAAGGGAAATGTTTGGCCTTTAGAGTTCACGATGCGCCCAGGGTGGCCGTGCTTTATGATCCAGATGGCTCTACACAAGGGTGATCCTGCGCAGTGGATGCTTGACATGATCAACGGCAAGGACACTCTCAAGGTATCTGACAAGATCGCCATTGGTGTTGTCATCACCATG